CAGTCTTCCGCTTCGGCCTTGCGGTCAATCGCAGCCACATGGCGCCGGTCGTTTTCCCGGGCCTGTTGCGAAGCGATGTCGAAGGGGTCGAAGTCGAACATTACTTCTTGCCCTTCTTGGCCTTGCCGGCTTTCTGCAGGGCGATGGCGATCGCCTGGCGTTGCGGACGGCCGGCCTTCATCTCGGTGCGGATGTTGGCGCTGATGGTCTTCTGCGATGAGCCTTTTTTAAGGGGCATGTCAGATCTCCGATCCATCTTCCTCGCGCATGGCGTTGCACCATGAAAGCAAGCCTTTGGAATGCCGCGCCTTCAGGTCCGCATATGCCTGCGCCCATGGAGCGGCGCTGACATTAAACGCCGCGCCATCTTCGTAATCGCCAAACGTGTAATGCGTCTGATTGGCGTCAAGCAGCGGCAAAGCTGGCCCCGTCTTTTCCGTGCAAAGCTCAAGCTGATAATAAGCAGAGGATTTTCCGCCGCTTACTGTTTTAATCCGACAATACAAGTTCTGCAGAACAAGGGAGCCGCGAGAAATGTCAACGTAAACAGCCATCACGGCCTCCTTAGTTAGGAACTCTTAAAAGCTTGAAACCGACACCGCCGCTATCTGCTGCGCCAAGACTTACAGTCTGGTTTAATATTTTTACAGGCGACCCGTTTCCAACATCAACAGCTCCTGATCCAGCTGTTCTAACAATTCTTAAATCGCCGCTAACTGAATCAATATTTAAACCCCAAATGTTTGTTCCGTCTGTAATAATCAAATGGTTATTGCTGCCGTTTGAAATGTGTATTGATGACGTTGAAGCATTAGCGTAGTTTGTGACAGCTGAGGCAACACTGTCAGACGCAACCAGTTGGTTAAACATTGTTCGTTTAAGAACATTATTGTCGTCATGCCAAAAATAAATAACGCCATTATCAACCGTTGGAACCTGTGTGCCGTTACCGTTATCTGTTACCCAAAAGCTGTTTCGCTTAGGGTTTACTGCAAATCCGCTTGCAGTTCCTTTTATGGTGATGCCGTTAGCGCCAGGAACCGATAAGTTCCAAAAATGGTTGGCGTCGCAGTATGTATTCCCAACAAGTCTTACGCCCTCAACCGTGGTGGCTGAAACGCGAAAAACACGTACATTCATAAACGTATTATTGTCTGCATCTTCGCAAAATATTCCGTACCCGGATCCAGCGCCGCCCCACATTTGCAGATCGCACTGGCTAAAATAATTCAGGCTTGTATTGCCTTCAGCTCCCGCAACCGGGTTAAAAGATGTCAGCCAAAAACCATGCGCTACTTGGGAAGCGGCGCTGTCAATTGCCCTCACTGAAATTCTGTCAAAAACGTTTCTTTGAGTGTCAGTGCTTTCAGCCAGATTTGCGTTGCCAATTGTTGTCGCCTTGACGCCTGCAATAGTAGGGTTTGCAAAATACAAACGGCTGAAAGTGCCGTTTCTTACAGAGTTTACGAGCAAACCAATTCCCGCAATGCTGCGGCACAAAAAGCGAATATCAACAACAGACGGCCCCATTTGCCGGGAGTTGCTTGCGCCAGACGGTGAAGAGACGTTCAGCATTGTTCCGTTGGCTGCTCCGTACCAAGATATGCTTGTTGCAGCATTGGCTCCGGTTCCGGCGTCATGCCAGTTGTCACCACCTTGGCCAATCAACTGAACGGCAACGGAAGCATTCATGTTGAGTGTGGAGGTGATTTTAAACGTACCCCAATCAAGCAAAACAATACCGCCGTTTAAGGTCTCAACGTAATCTATTGCCGCTTGAATGGCAGCGGTATCATCCGCTACGCCGTCTCCAACTGCGCCAAACTCTTGCGCATTTACAATGTTATTTAGCTTCTCAACGTTCTGGCGCGCCTTGCTCATATTGGTCTCCATTCTCCCGCCGTCTCGTCCCACTCCCAGCGGCCAGGAGTGGGCATTGGCACAGGCGCAACCCATGTCGTCGTCGCCTCGTCCAGCGTCCACGAGGGGAACGGCTTTGGCGTCAGGAACACATCGCGCACAGCGTCGTACATGTAACCGACACCCGCATACCGGGCACGCTTGTTGCCGTTGTAGCTGGTCTGCACCCAATTGCCGCCAAGCAAGGCTGTGCAGAAGGCAACGCCGACCGCCTCGTCTTCCTGACCTTCGGCGTTAAGGCAGTCATTGTTATCCACCACGATGACGCGGAGGACAGTGTTAGTTTCGTCAAGTTCTGCGAAGTGGGCCATTACGCCGTCCTCGTGAATGTGCCACTGCTTGTGAATGTGTGGATCGTGTTACCGCCGCTTGTTGTAACGGTGCCGCCCGTTGCGGTCATCGCGCCAGTTGTGTAGCTGATGATAACCACACCAGAACCGCCGTTGCCGCCTGCTCCGCCGGTTGACAAGTTACACCCTGCGCCACCGCCACCACCGCCACGGTTAGCTGTGCCGTTTCCTCCTGTGCCCGCGGAAACAGATCCATTCCCGCCGACGCTGGAGCCGCCTGTACCAGCACTACCGCCATCAAAAGTTCCGCCACCGCCGCCGCCTGCATAATTCAGGCTCGACCCGCTAATGCTGGACGCCTGCCCCGCGCCGCCATTGCCGCCAGCCGTGCTTGTTCCGTCTGCGCCTGTTCCACTCTTGCCGCCGCCGCCGCCGCCTCCGTAGTTAGGCGCTGAGGCGTTTCCTGCGCCACCATTGCTACCCTGGCCGCTTGTGGCCGTCCCGCCACTGACATTGGACGCGCCGCCACCGCCGGACCCCCCATTGCCGCCTGTCCCGGCACCAGCGCCACTCCCGCCGCCGGTTGTAGTTGTGGTGTCAAATGCAGAACTACTGCCCTGTACGCCGGGGTTATAAGCTCCACTGGCTCCCCCCGCCCCACCTCCTCCGACCGTGACAGTGAAAGAGGCAATTGCAAGCGACAGCGTACCTGTCAGCATTCCTCCTGCGCCGCCGCCACCACCGCCTAGACCATCTGGCTGCTCGCCGCCGCCCCCGCCGCCACCGGCGACGACAAGGTAATTGACCGACACCGGACCAGCCGCACCACCACTTGCCGCGAGTACCTGTATGAGACCCGTCATCAGGTCAGCCCCGTTCCGGAAATGATCCATTCCGTCGAGGTAATTTTCACCGCCGTCGCTATGCCATTAGCCGCAAGTGTGCGCGACCCCGTCGTGCCCGCACCTGCAAGGCGCATGGTGTCGGTTGTTATCGCAATCGTTATAACGCCAGCGCCGTTTTGGTTAACAAACGTCACAGCCGTGCCGACGGGGTACGGAACCGTACCATTAGCAGGGATGGTAAATGTCCGCGCCGTTGTGTCTGCGCTGGGGTGCAGGATGTGCTTGCCTGCATCGCTTGCAACGAGCGTATAAGCTGCGCTTTGGCTGTTTTGAGGTACGCCGCGCGTGCCAATACTGTCAGCCGCTTGTGTAGTAGCTAGATCAACACCAACAGCGTAAATAACGCCGCCTTTTGTAATGTTGCATCTGCTTACGCCCCCCACCTGCAAATCCATCAGCAGCGAGCCTGCGGCGGAGGCGGTGTCGGTGACGTCCATCTTGATGGCGGTGAAGGTGGTGCCCGAGGCGTTCCAGGTCGCGGTCAGGTTACTTAACGGTGCGGTGGCCATAGCTTACCCCAGAACAACAGTTTGATCGCTATCGGTGACGACATATGCGCCGGCGTCGGTCACCACCTCGGTGAGCAGCGTGGTGCCGCCGCTGACTGCAGCGCCGATCGCACCACGCTTGATCCAGAGCTGCAGAATACTCATGGCTGGATCACCAGTGTCAGCGCGCGCTCGGCCGCCTGATTGACCGCGGAACCCGCCGTGCCGGAGCGAACCTTGATCCACCGGCAGCCGACCCAGTCACCAATGTTGAGCATGCTGTAATAGGAAGCTCCGACCACAACCGCACGCTCCGTCGCGCCGTCATAGACGTTGTAGTACGTCACGCCATCGGGCGATGCCTGGAACGTCAGCGACGCAGCCGTCCAGCTCGCCGGCATGACGATACCGACAAGTTTGCGCCCGCCGAGATCCACAGCGTCGGACAGGCTTGCGCCGTTGGCGATCGTGGCGGTGAGCCTCTCCAGTCCTTCGGAAATAACGGGCGCACCCATGTCACTTACCCTTCTTCTTGGCGGCTTTCTTCGGCGGCATCGCCTTGGCGGGCTTGGCTCCGTACGGTTTCATGCTCGGCATGTCTCTCTCCTATGATACCCGGTTGACTGTGAGAATAACCGACGGCGTGACCGGGCGCGCCGGGGTTGTCTGGGCTGCGATCTGCTGGATGCTGACGTCCGTGGATGGCGTCGACCACATCAGCTCGACGTAGTCACCGGCCTTGAGCCGGACAAACAAGTTCCATGCGGCGACCTGCTGCCCATCGCCGTTGGCATGGGATTTCGGCACGGTGATCTGCGTGTTGCTGTTGTCGACGGCGGTTCCATTCTTCGCCAGCCATATCGAGACGTTCTTTTCCTGCCCGCCGCTGTTCACCAGCTGCGCGCTGAAGGCGAGATTGTAGACGCCGGAAGCGTCGACAGTTATCCGGGTCGTGTCGACAATGGTGATGCCGTGGTCATTGATTTCGACGACCTCGAACTCCATGGGCGTGGCTTCGTTTGCGCTTGCCGTCTGATCGACCAAACTCGAAAAAGCGCCGAACCACTGCGCGACAAGGTAGGTCTCGTACCCGTCCGGCGCACGCACGCCGACGATCCGCTGGCTATTGTCAGCGAGCAGCCAAGGCCATGCTGTTCCAGATGCGCGGGCCATTACACCTCTACCCCGCTGGGGGCCTGATAGCCGCTGAACAGGTTAAGGATGTCGGTTGCAGCATTGCGCTGATCTGTCTTGACCGTGCCCAGCTTCTGTGCGGCCGCGGCCTGACGCTCTGCGCTCTCAAGCTGAGCCGCCTGTTGCTGTGCCTGAGCCCGCTGCTGACGGACGATCGCTACGTCCTCGCTGGCGACGATCAGGTCAGGATCCACGCCCAGCATGTCGCCATAGGCGTCAGCCCACTTGTCGCTGTCGAACTTGTCGAGCACGTCCGGCTTCATCTGCGCGATGAGCCCCATCGACCCAACATAGCGGTCAATGCTGTTGACCCCAACCGCACGCTGCGCCTGGGCAAGCATCGACACGAACTCCACGTCCAGCTCCATGCCCTGCAGCTCCTCGGGCGCCGGAGGCAGGATGTTGGCGGCCAGCATCTTGGCAAATGTCTCGTCGATCAGGGGCTTCAGCAGCTCATTGTGCAGCCGCTCAAGCACGGGACCGAGCATCAGAAGCTTTTCCTCATGCCGCTCTGCCACCTCGGTCGCCGTCATCCGCCCGCCTGCGGGCTGCTGTGCGAGCATGAGGAACAGGTCGGCATAGAACGAACGGTTGATGCGCGAACGCACGTCCTGAATGTCAATGAGCAGGTGTTCGAGGTTCAGGCTGACGTTGAACAGCGTGGCCACGGCGTTGTTCGTGCCGGGCGCGTCCACGTAAGTCACACCGCCAGGCAGGTAATCGACGTCGCGACCCTTCATGCTGGCCGGCACCTGCAGAGGCGGCTTGGTCATGTAGTCGATGCCGTTGGCCTTGCGAAGCTGCTCATGCTGCAGCTGCTTGATGTCGCCCAAGGCCTCCATGCCCGGCGAAGATCCGTAAATATCGCCGCCCATTTTATGCCAGCGCGGGCACAGACCCGGGAAGCGGTCGAAGCCGCTTTCGCGCAGGAACTTGTTGTTAGCGCCATCCGAGCCGGGCTCGAAGTAAACAGACCGCCATGGCTTGTTGCGGCTGTCCCTCATGCGCGGATCACGGTCAACGCGCGGCTCAATGGCATGAATGATCGGCACCCATGCGTCGAGGTTGCCTGAGTTATGCAGGCTCTGGACCGTGCGGCTGCAGTTCTCATACCCGAACTCGCCGACCATCTCGCCAACGGTCTTCTCGAACTCGCGATAAATCGTATTGACATTGCCGCGGTAGTCAGCCGCCAGGGCGAACTCGCCGATCGGGCTCTGATAGTGGTGGATCACGCTGTTGTAATCGTCGAGCATGATGGCGGAGGACGTGCCGTAGCAGGCCAGCTCTTCGTAAACTGAGTGCAGCGTCAGGTAGGTATTGGAGCGGGTAAAAACGTTCAGCATGCGCTGCTGCACGTCTGAAAGCCATTCCTTGACCGGCCCGTAGTCCATCATGTCTTCGTCCGGCAGGGCCAACCGGAACCATGGGCGAGCCGGCGAAGTCATGCCACTCATCATGCCTGCGGACAGCACGCGCAGGGCTCCGGTTGCTGTGTTGTCGAAGATGGCGTTGTGCTTTTTGATGCCCTTATTGCGGTCGGATTTGTAGAAGCGCGCCGACCGCGGCATGAGATAGTCAGACAGCTCGCGCCAATGGCTGATCCAGCTGGCCCGCTCCGTCTGGAGGCTGACCCAGCGGGACTGATACTGGCTGCGCTGCTTGACCAGGTCTGCCATCAGGACCCCAGCAGAGATGTGCGGCCAAGCATGCCGCCGGTTGCCGGGGCGCCGCCCGTGCCGGTGAGGAAGGTCCCGCCAAGCCCGCCACCACCGGCTGCGCGGTTAGCCGTCATCATGGCGGCGACGTTGGGGCGCTTCTGGTTGGCGCGGTTGAACTCGCGCTCGGACTGGCGTTGCGCGGCCTCGGCCTGTGTTGCAGCGGCGCGGGCTGCTGTCTTCTGGCGCCGGGCGGCCTGGTTGCCGGAGTAGATGCTGCTGGCCGTGCTGGCCGTGGTGGCGATTGCAAGCCATGTGACAGGGTCGGCCATCAGATCATCCTCGCATAACAGACCTGCCGCACGTCATAGCCCATGCGAGGCAGAATGCCGGACAGGTTGGTTTCAGGCTTGGCATGCCAGATGACCATGTGAGCGCCACGCTCCTTCGCCATGCGCTCTGTCTCGCGCATCAGCTTCAGCCCGGTCGCCCCCTGCCGCTTGTCCTCGCGCAGGTACAGTATGTCGTTCTGGCAGATCGTCACGTTGGCGTGATGCAGGTTGTGCGTGATCAGGTTGACGGAATAGCCGACAATCTCATCGCCCTCGAACGCGCCGAGGGACAGGAGCGCGCCGCGGTCCTCGAGCAGGCAGTAGGCATCAAGATCGGGCGCGAGCAACATGTCCTGCGCGATCTCCTCACAGTGCGCCTCAAAGAGAGACCACGCCTGGTCAATCCATTCGGTGACCTGAATTTCGCGTATTGCAGGCATTCTCATACCAGATCAAGGGGATTGTACTCGTTGCTTTTCTTTTTATGCGCCTCGAAGAAGCGATCGCGCTCAGATTTGGGCGCCACGGGCGAGGAGAAAGTGAGCGCCAGAGCATCGCCAAGGTCGGGCGAAGGCAGGCCGCGGGCCTTCAGTTCGTCCTTGCTTTCGAGGACCTTCTTGCCCGCCATGTTGTAGCTGTAGACCGGCGCCGCGAGGTCCTGCTTGAGGCTGACATCATCGGGTATCGCCCCGCCCAGCCGGATCCAGTCTGCCATGGCGCACCAGATCTCGGTGCGTTTATTGACGTACTGGTCGTCAAGCGGCTTGCCGCCGAAAGGCACCTCGGTCACGGAATGCCGCAGCTGGCGCAGCCGGTCGATGACCCCCGACCCCGCGCCGGAATCGATGAAGACCGCGTCAGGCTTCCACTCCTCGATCTTGGCAGCAACCCGCGCCGCTAGGTCCATGTTGTCCACGCCCCGCAGGACGATCGGAGGCAGCGCCACCAACCCCTGCCGCGGGAAGATCACGCTCCGATCATCCCCAAACCGCGCAGGGTCGACGCCAAGGATACGCGGCGCGTAGTGATAGTCAGTCACCTTGTAATGCCTGCGAGCGGCTTCCTGCACATCGGACAGGGATATCAGCTGATCGTCGCCAGCCGCTGAGAAGTCGCACAGATACTCGCGGCTGAAGCTGGCCTCGTGCATATCCCGGCGCAGGCGCTCGACCTCAGCCGCATCCAAGCTGCCCGTATCGTACACCGTAAAGCGCGCCGAGTACCAGTCAGGCAAGGTCTGCGCGCGGAAAAACAGCTCGGAAAACAAATTGATGCCAGCCGGGGTCCCGATGAACAGCGCCCAGCCGCGCCGATCTGACAAGGCGGGCTGGATAATGTCCTGCCAGACTTCGGGCTTGATCTGGGCCACCTCATCAATCACGCATCCGTCAAGCCTGACGCCACGCAAGGCGTCCGGGTTGTCCCCGCCGAATAGGCGGATCACAGCATTGTTGTGCTTAAACTTAACCGACAGATCACTCTCATTCACCGCCATGGCGTCATGCGCCATCAGGGGCGCCAGCCGCTGCTTCAGGCGCGCCCAGGCGATCGTTTTGGCCTGCTTCAGGAAGGGAGCGACATAGACAAAATAGGGTAGCTCAGCGCGCGACTGCAGCGCCGCGTGGATCAGCTCCATCAGGGACATTTCGGTCTTGCCGGCCCTTCGATGGAGCGCCAGCACCGTAAACCGCCGCTTCTGCAAGTGGCATTCCTTCTGCCACTCGCGGGGGTAATAGCCGAGGCTAATCTGCTTTTGCGGCATCAGGCAGGCCCGTGGCCACGATCAGAGACAGGGGGCCGCCATTGTGTCCGCTATGGTGAACCTGAAGCGGGGCAAGCTTGGGGAAGATGCCGTTGTAGAACGCATCCGGGTTTGTCCGCGCCCACTCGATCAGGCCATCGACCCCGCCAAGCTCGGAAAAAGCAATCTCCACAGCCTCCTTGAAGGCTTTCG